GGGTTCCGGCGGCGCCGGAGCCGCGCACCTCGACCGCAAAGCTGACCTTGACCCCTTCGCCGACATTGATCGGCAACTGGGCGCCGTAGGTGCTGCGCACGTTGGACCTCTCGATCTTCTTGGTCTGCACCTCGATCTCGGGCTCGCTGCAGAAAATGGCGTTCGATGCCGCCGACGGAGCGGCATCCGCCCCGTAGGTGGTCTCGATTTTGGCCAGGATGACGGCGCGGTTCTTGTTCATTTCTTACCTCCCTCCGCAGGCGTCTGATCGGGCTGTTGCGCCTGGCGCTTGGATTCGACAGTGTGGGCGGACTTGTTTTTGCCACGTTCGGTCATGGCCTGGTCGTTCTGGTTCGGCTTCAGCTTGCCCTTTTCGGCGACATACGATCCGGGTTTACGCATGGTGGGTCTCCTAACCGGTGATCGGCCCGACCTGGCGGGCCTCGAATGTGAGCTGGTAGGTGATGATGCCGTCCTGGTAGCCGGTCAGTTCACGGCGCAGGCAGACAAAAGGTTCGATATCGGCAGCCCCCAGGGTCTGGCCGTGGATCGCGTCGCGCACGGCGTCGATCAGGCTGTAGGCATCCTGGGCGGCGGATTGTTCAGATTCAAAATTCTGCGCCGAGACGAAGACCGCGAACTGCAGAGCGCTGACCCGCCGACTTTTGACCCCGGCGTCGCTCTCGGAAAGAAACATGGCGCTGGCGGCCGGATAGGTCAGTGCCGAGTAGTCACCAGGACGCCCGGCTGAGTCGACCACGTCGAACAGATTCAGCGCCTCGATGGCGGCGATCATGGCGTCTTCGAGTTGGGTGATCGTCATCTACATGCCCTTGAGCTTGTCGCGGCTGAACAGGCGGTCGTTGCCGCTGTAACTGGCGGAGACGCCAGACTTGGGCTCCGGGACCGGCTCTGCGCCCAGGGTCACAACTCCTTTGGCGATATCCTTGAGCAGGTCGATCTGGGCCTTGTGCCGCTCGGCGCGAGCCTCGGGTATCTTCTCGGCCTTGCGTGAATAGATGTAGTAGACGGCCAGATCGGCGCTGATCTCGGTAATGATCGCCGGGACCGTCGCAAACGGAACCTGGTAGCGCTTGCCGCAGTAGGCATCGATGCGGGCATCGGCCTGGGCGATAGCGGCGTCGACCTTGGCCAGGTCAACGGCCCCGATCTTGTCGTCATCCGTCAACTGGATAATGACCCGCTCGGGGATCCGTTCTTTAATGTCACTGAGAGTGCTGTAGGCCATGTTCAGTCCCTGCGTTTAAAAGATCCCGGGGCGCGTGCGGCCCCGGGGATTTCACATCATTGAAAGAGAGTCACCCCTCGGCGGGTGCGGTCAATTCGTCGCGACGCTTCTTGATAGCGTCCAGAACCTTCTGGCGATCTTCGCCCTCAAGCAGGGCATCCAGTTCCTTGATGGTTGCAGCGGCCTTGACGGCCTTGATGGCCTCTTTCTGGCTGGGCCGTTTCGGCTCCTCGTCAACCACCTCGACAGCCAGCATCGGGTCGGCCTGCAGCTGTTGCAGCTCGGCCTTGCTGAAGCGGTCATCGGGGTATTCGGTCGGCTCGGTACTGTGAGCAATGCCGCAGCGCCGGAAACCTTCAGTTTTCGCAGTAATGCGGATCATGCAGCCCTCCGTTGCGAGAGAGGGAACAGTCCCGTTACGGAAGAGGGACTGTCCCCGTTACGGTTGTCAGGTGGTGCCGTCCGATCCGTAGCTCAGCTGCCAGAGGCCGTAGCCACCGGCGGCGCGTGCCTCGGCGCCGAACTTGTACTCCCGGCGGCTGAACACATCATCGGCATTCAGGTCGGTCTGGGAGACGAAGACCGGCTTTTTGCGCTCCTGGTAGATGAACGGCTTGATCGGCCGACTGGTCACATGCAGGAACCAGGCGGTGTCGGAGGTCAGCCGCGGGTTGACGATCACCGTGCAGGTGCCACGGTAGGGGTTGGGGGTGTCGTCGTCGAGCTTGGGACTCTCGGCGATGGTGCGCGCCACGGCTTCGAGCGCCGGGGGAACTTCGAGCACGTCCGGCACCAGGCCGAGGGAGCGGCCCTCGTCGTCCTTGAACTTCATGATCGCGGTGCGGGCGGCACCGTAACTGGCGTCGACGGCGGCCCGGGTGGCAGCCGACAGGGCCTTGGTGCCCTTGTTGGACACGCTGGCCGGCTTGCCGGTGGCCGGATCGATGACCGGGTGATCGGTGTCGTAGAAGTACTGACCGTCATAGCAGATGTTGGTGAAGCCATTGTTCTTCAGGTCGGCATCGATCTCGTCCGGCAACTGTTTGGCCGAGTACCCGGCCTCCTGGGCCATGGGCGCATAGATGCCGATGTTGTCGTCCTCGATGTCGTTGCGGTCGACACCGACGGTCGCCTCCCAGTCGTCATTGACGATGGTGTACTTGTGTGCCGCCAACGACTTGACCACCTTGTCGCCGAGCCACTTGCGCATCTTCGGGAAGCGCGACAGCCAGCCGTAATCGTTCTGGCTCGATCCGGACGGCACCAGCATAGTGGTCTTCTGCCAGATCGAGGGAGCCGCCTCGAAGGCCTTGTTGAAGGTGGTTTTCAGGTTGGTGAAAATGGCCTGCAGATTGCCCTTGTTGACAATCAGCCCGCCGAAGCCCAGCACGGGCAGGGCCAGGGTGCCGGGATGGGCGGGGGCGGCCAGGGCCGCCAGCGGGAAGGCCGCCAGGGCCACCACCAGCAGCAGGATCCAGGTGCCAAGGGTTGCAAATCGTTTCATGTCAAAAATCCTCCTCGATAGGTGGTGGGGTTACTCGACCCAGATGCCGTCGGACTCGACGCCGACCACGATGCCGCAGGCAGAGCGGGTGCCGGTGCCGTCGGTCTTGGCGACGGTCTCATCGTCTTCGATGTAGCAGGTCTTGCCCAGTTCGGCCTGGGTAACGGCGTCGGTGGCACTGTTGGCGAATTTGAAAGCCTTGCCGCGGCGCACCTGGACAGACTTGGCGCCATTGGCGCCGCCGGTGTTGTCGACCGCCTCATCGGCCCGGCCGAGATAGGTCAGGCCGGTAGCGGTGCTGCCGGGTGCGGCGTAGCCGCCGGCGTTGGCGACGACGATGCCGCCGGCATAGATCTTGGCGTTGGCCGCGACCGGGACGGAGATCCGCTCGCCATCCATCAGCGGAGTGTTGCGATCAGCAGTAAGAGCCATGGTTCGTCTCCTCGATAGGGTTGGGGCCGGGGCTTACGCCAGGCCGTACTTTTTCAGATCCTCGGCGCTGTTGCCGAACAGGTCGGCGATGCGCTGCTGCTCGGCGTTGAGGGCCTTGCCGCCCTCATCGATGTCCTTGTTGTCAAGCCCGGACGGGTCGGCGACCGTCGGCGCCGCCTCAACGAACTTGCGGAACTGTTCGAGCCCGCCATCCTGGCGACACATGGCGACATAAAAACCCCTGGTCGCCGGGGTGATCTTGCCCGCCTTAAGGGCGGCGTCGACCTCGCTGTTGATTGCGGTTTCGAGCTTCTCTGCTTCAACCTCGGCCAGCTTCTGCTCGGCGGTGGAAGCGCGATTCAGTGCCTGGTCGTAGTCGGCGCGAGGAACGAACTTGTCCAGGGACGGGGTTTCGGCGCGGTTGCGGGCGGCCTCCAGATCGTTCTGCAGGGTCGCAATCGCATTGAGCGCCTGGTCTTCGGTGGCATTCTCGGCCAGGCCGAGCTTTGCCAGGAGTTTCTTCAGCATGATGTCCTCCTCTGTGGGTTGGTGACGGTTCAGGGCCTGTAGATGCAGGTTGGGCTGGTTGGTCAGCCCGACCGAGGTCAGCTTGACGATCTGCTTGCTCTTCTTGTCGTAGACAAAAACCGGACTGGTGTAGCGATACTCGCGCTCGGCAACCCGGATCTTGCCCTCATTGGTCCAGTCAACGCGGCCCCAGACGGCGCCGTCGCGCACCTCGACGGCCTTGATCCAGCCGACTGCCGGGGCGGGATCACCTTCCGGGCCCTTGAGTTCGGTGCTGTGTTCCAGGTCAATCGGCAGATCCACGCCACCTTGATGGAACGCTTCGACCAGGGCCTGAGGATCATCGAGTCGCCAGGTGCGGCCGTCGCGGCCGGTGATCTCGGGACCGACCGGCAGCAGCATGATCCAGTCGGGCACGTGAGCCGGGGGCGAAAACTCGAAATTGACCGCCACCTCGGCGCACCCTTCCGGCATGCCGGTGCTGTTGATGGCAACTGCATATTTTTCAATCATTCCATCCTCCCACCTACGGTGCGTTTCCGCACCGTAGCCTGATCAGTGCGGCGGTTACAGTTGAAGGGCTTCATAAACCCATCCCGGAACCCCATTAAAACCATCTTTAAATTTGTCCGTGTGCGACGATCTCTTTTTTCAGCACCCTTCACCCGCACCTTGCATGCCGTTCGTCTCTCAGGCGCGATTTTCAGCGTGCCGACTGCAGGTGCCGGATGGCCGCGAGGCGCAACTTGCGCCAGTCTTCATCCTGCACCAGCAAAAACGGCCTGGCGGGGATGGTGCTGCCGGGGTGGTTGACCTTGGCGACAAAGCCGATGCCGGGGATCTTGAGGGCCTTGGCTTTTTTTGGCCGGATGACGTGCGGACCGATCCGCCCGCCGAACTGGTGGATAGCGGCATACTCGACGTTGGTGCCGACGGCGGCGTGTGTGGCGCTGGCCTCCCTGGTGATCGACCGGCGCAGCCTGCCGGTATCGCTGAGGGTCTGCCCGCCGTCGCGTTTGACCCGCCCGGAGGGTTTCCACCTGGTCGGCCGGCCCTGCGCGGCAAAGTTCTTGTCCACCGATCGCAACAGGATCTCGCCGGCATCGTTGAAGAAGGGGCGAAGATTGCCGACCCGCCGTTCGAGGCGCGAGAGCATCCTGGTTGCCTGGTTGGTGTTGATGTCGATGCTGATTTGCATTTGCAATCCCTGCTAACTGGAGCTATAGTTTTGTTTGCAGGCACTGTGTGACACGGTGATATTCCCCCGGCCGTACCACCCGATCTCTCGGGGAGGGCCATGCGGGGTTGCCGCGCAAGCGGATTGGGGGGCCCCGTCACAGTGCCTGTTGTTTTTTGCCCTTTTTGAGCAACCGCTTCACCTCTTCTGACCGCTTGACCTTGTCACGACTCAACCTGCGGAAGCTGGTCAAAAAAACAGCCCCTCCAGTGCGTGTTGACTTCACCACCGACACATATCCCCGATCTTCTTCGAGGACATAGATGAGGCTGTGTGCCCCATCCTGTATCTCGTACCCATGATCAATCGCCGCCTGGACCTTGGCATATTCGGCTGAGGACAGCTCCGGGTGAATTTTCGCTTGCTTGATCGCCGTTTCCGCCGAAAGGCTGACAGTCAAAACCTTGGCTCCTATGGCGTCTGCAGACGCCTGTTTGAGCCGACCTACCGGGAACCTCCCCTGAGGCATCTCGTACCAGCCACGGAACGCTGCGCCAGAGACCATATCCCTAACAACCGCGATGCCTATAGGGGCAGGCCATTTCTCAAGATTGTCCTGCAGCGCCTCGCCAACAGGGCCCCAATAAGACTTACCCGGATGATGCTTGAATCCCGGATCGGGCATCAGTTGCCGCGCCGGCATCCTGGCCCCGGTGGTCGGATCAACCGGCTCGATCAGACGCCCGGTCGGATCCTGCGTCTCGACCTTGAGCCCCTCGTCGCGCACATCGTCCTCGGAAAGCGACACTACCCCGCAGCGGCAGCGGAAGCCGTTGGGCGGATACCACTTGTCCCAGAAGGGGTGATCGTGCGGGAAGATCTTGCCGTCCATGGCGGCGTGAGTCGGCCGGGTGCGGCTGTCGTTGACGGCGCTGTATTGCCAGTAGGGGCGGGTGGCGACTGTATCGAGCATCTGCCGGTAGCGGCCGACGTTGTAGGCGGTCTGGATGTTGGTGCGGAAGATGGTGTCGAGCCGCCGCGCTCGGGGGCCGGTCCAGCCGCGGCGCTCGGCGATCGCCGCAACCTCGTCCTTGAACTTCTTGAAACTGACGCCCTTATCAATCGCCTTTTGCAGGGCATTGAACATGCTGTCCAGCTCGGCCCCCCTGGCGATGCCGGCCACGGCAAAGGCCTTGACCTTGGCCTCGGCGGTGAGCTTGCGGAACTGGCTCGGAGACACCTTGGCCTTGTCGGCCCAGAAGTCCGCGGCCTCCTGGTTGGTCAGCGGCTCCAGCTTGATCATGCGCCACCATCCCCGCTGCGACCGAACAGCTCAGCGTTGACCAGGGCGCGTTCGAGCAGGTCCTGCAGATCGTCGATCTGCAGTTGCGGGTAGAGTTCGAGCAGTCGTGCCAGGGCGTCGTCGTAGCTGTCGGCGGCCTGGACGGCCTCGATGATCAGCGCTTCATTGCCGGTCAGTGTTTCACCGGACTGCTCGACGACCAGGTCGGCGAAGTCCTCCAGGGCCTGCTGCTCGGGAGTAAACTTAGGCTGCGCCTGACGATTGATGGCGACAAGGCTGGCCGCGATCCGATCGGCGAGCATCTCTCTTTCATGTTGATCACCAGAGAAACCGCTCTCCTGGATATCGATGTGCGCTTGCTGGCGGTTCATGGCCGCAGACTCAGGGGCGGGGTCCGGCTGCAGGGCGCCGAGCAGATCCTCCGGTCTTGCATCCGGATCCGGGTCGGGCAGGCCGATCTTGTCGCGCACCACGCTCTGCTCGACCCTGAGACCCAACGGCACCAGCTCTTTCAGGGCCGTGGTCAGGGTGTCGATGTCGTCCTTCTCGGCCCGGAACAGTTTCAGCTCGGGGTAGTTTTCCTGCGGCCCGAAGTTGAGGTCGATGAACGGGCGCACCAGGTCGCGGTTGAGGGTTTCGGCCAACTGCTCGGCGTCATCGTCGCGGATATCGTCGCGCACCTCGGCCTGCAGTACCTCATTGCCGAGCTTGCCCGGGGTGCCGCTGCTGGATGCGGTCTGGCCGAGTATCCCCTTACTGATCTGATCGTCAAAATAGCCGGCCAGCAGCTTGAAGAACTCGGCGCTGCCCGCCTTGCTGGCGGCCTCCACCAGCTCGACCTGCATCGACTCGGGAAACACCGCCGCCGCGTCAGACCCCAGGTTGGCGACCGCCATCTTGAGGATATTGATATCGGTTTCGCTGGCCCCTGAGCCGTACTTGCCCATGCGTAGCGGCATCCCAAACACCTCGGCGAAGGCGAGCCAGTCCTTGGTGGTATAACCCTTGACCATAAAGGCCCAGGCGGCCAGGCGGGCGAACCCGCCGCGCAGCGGGATGCCGCTTTTGAGTTTGGGGATATGGACGATGAACTTGTAGGGCGCCAGCGGCAGACCGTTGACCAGGTCGGCCTCGTCGCGCAGGCGCAGTTCGCTCCGTGTCACCTGGTCAAACTGGAAGAAGTGCGGATCGCGCCATACGAAGCGCTGCGGGTACCAGGTTGCGCCCCGCCTGTCCCAGTCGAGTTCGCAGACCGCGTAGCCCTTGCCGAGACCGTCGAGCAGATCCTTGAGCAGCCCCCGGAAACCGGGACGGCGCACCAGATCGCGCACGGCATCTGCCAACCGCTGGTCATGGTCGTTGTCACTGTAGGCCTCGACCACGGCCGGCAGCCGCGATACGGCCAGTTTGCGTTTGCTGAGCTCACACTGGTAATGGAGGTCGCGCTCCTCCATCTCTTCGGCCAGGGTCAGGTATTCATAGTGATCGCCCTGGGCCGCCGCCGTCAGCAGGGCCGCCAGACGCTGCGGCGTCAGGCCGCTGGCGACGGTGTCGTCCCAGATGGTGCGGACCCCGGTCAGGGTCGGAGCGGCAAACTCTTTGGTCAGGTCGCCGGTTTTAACCGGACGGCCATAGGCATCGTAGAGAGTCGGCATTACCAGAGCCCTTTCTGTCGGCCGACGCCTGCGGTGGTGCGGACGGGCCGATCGAGATCGTGGGGGTTGTTGACAGGGTGGTAGGCGTATTCAGCAACATCCTGGCCGGCGGCGAACCACATCAGCGCCAGGGCGATAGCGGCATCACCATGGCGGCGCTCGCCCTTCTTGCCCTGGCCGGTACTCTTGGGGATCTTCGGAACGCCGCCGATAACCCGGATGGCCCGCAGGTCATCTTTGACATCCGCATCCTGCGGCACCTCGATCATGGCATCCTCGAACGCGGTCTTGAACGGAGGTAGATTGTCGGCATACCAGCGGTCGGACAGCATCACCTGGTGGATGCGCCCGTGGCCGTACTTGTCGGCAGTATCCTCGGCGATCTGCTGGCCGTTGCCACGGGCATCGAAGGCGGCGGTGCGGAAGCGAGGCAACCGGTCAAGGAGGTAAAAGATGATCTGTTTCTGCTGGGCGAAGGGCATGTTGCGCAACTCGACCTGGAAGCTGGTGCGACGCACCAGGTCCTGGCCGATCTCACCGACACAAAGCACCGTCAAGTCTCCGCTGCGGGCGAAGTCCTCACCGAAAACATGCTCACGCTGCGGATCGAGCTGTTCAAGCAGCGGCAGCAGGTTGTCGCGGCACCAGTCGGCGATTTCCGCCCGGCGCAGGTGCTCCGGGTACTTGCCGAAGGCGTCGTCCTTTGCCAGGCGGATCACCGGTACCGGCACCATGCGGCTCTCGACCAGCACCCCGGGAAGGTAAGCCCCAGCCGACTTGCTCGGGACGACATCGAGCTCCTCCTCGGCATCTTCGCCATAGAAGTCATAGACTTCCTGTATCCAGGCGACCTCGTCTTCGGCGGTCCACTCCTTGCCCAGACGCAGGCAGACGCGGCGGTAGAGCCCCTGGCTTACAGCCTCTCTGAAGGTCGTTTTGAAGACCGTCCCCCGGCGCTTTTTGCCGCGCAGTTCCTGGATCAGTTCGTTAAACGGATTATCGGCGCCGTCGTGGGTGGAGATGATGCGCACCTTGCCGCCCCAGATGAGCAGCGCCAGAGCCGCCTTGATCAGCTCGCCGAGCTGGTCATGGAACGCGGCTTCGTCGATGACCACCACCCCCTGCTTGCCGCGCAGGTTGGCCGGGCGGCTCGACAGGGCGACGATGCGCCGGCCAGAGTCGGGAAACTTGATGGTGTAGGTCTTGATGTTGCGGTCGTCCTGGTCATCCTCCCAGATCCCTTCCTCGATGTCCGAGGCCGCCTGGTTGTAGGCGCGGGCCCACATGGCACAGGCCTCGACAAACTCGATGGCCATGTCCTGGTTGTAACCGATGTAGTAGACGTTCTGCCCTCCCGCCTCGGCGGCGATCAACACATCGTCGGCGGCCTCGGCCCAGGTCAAACCGATCCGCCGTGATTTCTCAGCCACCTTGAGCTGGTCGTCGATGGCGATCCAGGCCTGCTGATAGGGCAGCAGGACCGGAGGGGCCTCGATGGCTGCGGTGTTGGGCAACAGGGCGGTCATTCGGCAACTCCCAGAATCTCTTTGCGGATGGCCTGCACGGTCTCGGCAGCCAGCCCGCCTTTGCGGGCGATCTTCTCAACCCGGCTGGCAGCTTCGCGGGCGCGCCGGGCGAAGTCGTCCTTGAGTTTCTCCCGCTGCACGCTGCTCTGCTGCAGCTTGGCGACGTCGGAGAGCAGGCGGGGGGCATCGAGGATGTCGAACTCGCCGTCGGAAACTGCTGCCATGACCTTTTGCAGCAACAGCTTGCTGACCGCTTCTTCCATGGTCAGTCCTTCGCCTGCCTCTCCGGTCAACGCCCGGCTCTGGTCCTCAAACTGCTTGACCGACTGGTAGGCCTCGTAGAACTGCTTGCCGTAGCGCCCCCAGGAGCTGCGGCTGATATCAAAGCCCTTTTCGCGTGACCAGGCCGCCAGATCGTCGTAGGTCATTCCTTCCAGGATCAACCGGTTGGCCTCGTCGCGCAGGGCTCTGGGAAGTTCGGTCTCGACCCGGGAGCGCCGCCGTACCTTGCTGTGCCGCCCGCCCATTTACGCCAGCTCCTGTTCCAGCTCGGCGATCTTTGCGCACAGTTCGCGGTAGTTGCGCTGCTGTTCGAGCGCCTCGCTCAGGTTGGCGTGCGCGGTCGCCAGGTCGAGTTCGGCCAGCGGGGTCACCATCGATGCCGCAAGGGGGGCCTTGGCCGCCTTGACGTTGGCATCCAGCGCCGTCGCCAGCCGCATCTTCTCCTGCTTGAGTTCGGCCAGCTTGCCGCGCAGAATCAGTCTTTCTGTTTTCAGGCTCATTGCTTCGGCCCTTCCTTTCTGACCAGAGGACAAAACATATTGTTGTCGATCTTTTCCACCAGCCGGGTCTGCACCTGGGTGTTCAGCTGGATGATTGCGACCAGGTCGTCGGCCAGGCGCTGATGGTTCTTCACCAGCAGCACATTGTCTTCGTACATGCGGACCACCCTCGCCAGGTCTTCCTTGTAGTTGCGCAGCACCTTGTCGAGCCGCTTCTGGTCGACGTACCAGATGATGAAAATCAGTCCCGGCAACCCCAGCACGTTGATGGCCAGGGCAATCATGGAGATCGGCAGTCCCTCGATCACGGTCCCTCCTCGCTCATTTCAAGTTCGCGTTGACAGTTGATGCAGCGCCGGCAGCCCGGTACAGCCCGCCGCCGCGCTTCGGGGATCGGTTCTTCGCAGTCGATGCACTCGGTCAGGCTTTCGCCGGCTGCCAGGCGGCGGCGAGCTGCACGCAGGGCCGCCGCCTGGAAGTCGTCGTTGAGCGCGTTCGCGCGGTCAATCTCGTCAGGCATCAGCTCCCCCGCACCGCCTTGATGACGCCCTCGATCAGGCCCGGGCGGTTGTCGCCGGCTTTGATCCGCTTCTCCTTGCCGCGGTGCCAGGTGGTCACCCCAAGGATGGCGCCCCAGCCGATCCAGACCCATTGCGGGACATCCGGCACCGGGACCTTGCAGAGCGGCAGCAGCACGTAGACGCAGAAGATGGTGGTGCCGTAGAGGAATCCGTTGTAGGGACGCCAGCTGTACTGAGGCCAGCGCTCGCTGCGGCTTTCTTCGCGCATGGTCTGGTTGACCGATTCGAGCCGCTTGCCGTCAATCTCGGCCAGCCGGGTTTCGTGGTCCATGATGCGGGACTGCAGCTCGATGTAGAGCTGCGGATCGGCGACCACCTTGGCGGCCGAAGCTTCGATGGGCGTCTCGGGAGGGTCACCGGCGACCTGGCGGATCAGGGTGTGCAGCAGCGGGCCGCTGCCCGGGACAACCAGGTTGGCCACCGCCGGAGCAACCGCCTTGACGCCGTCGATCAGGGAATTGAGGATGTCGCTCACCGGCGCCTCCGGAAGAGCACCGGCCAGTCGATGGCCCACTCGGCGAGGTCGAGCCCCCGGGGGCGTTCGCCGGAAATCCAGGCCTGCGCCAGTCCGATAATGACGCCGATCAGCAGGTAGGTGACGACGATGATCAATAACGACAACAGTGTGTGCATAAAGCCCTCCATCAGGAATCGAGTCGTATCAGCCAACCGGCCAGGAACCGCCGCTCGGTGGCCTTGGCCAGGCTCAGGTAGTAGGCGCCGGCGTGCAGCTTGAGTGCCGCCAGCAGGGCCGCCGGGTGCGGGTAGTTGTTGACGGCCTCCAAGGTTTTCGGGCCGAGAAGTCCGTCGACCTTCAGTGCGTCGCCAGTCAGGTCGTTGACCGCCTGCTGCAGGCGGCGGATGATATGGCCCGTGCCGAGGTTGACGCCCAGGTCGAACAGCTTGATTGCCAGAGGAGCGTGGCGCACCTTGTCGAAATGTGGCCGCAGCCAGAAGTCGGAGAAGTAGATCGAGCGCGCCCGCTCAAGGGTGAGCCGGGCAATGTCCAGGTCGGGGTAGCTGCGTTTGCTGATGCCGTACCTGGTCTCGCCGCCGGGATCGGCGGGGTCGTTGACGTAGTCGCCCTCGTGCTGGATGACCTTGGCGAAGGCCTGACTGAAAACACTCATGACGCCCCTCTGTGCGAATGGCCGACCGGGAAGGGTCGGCGGCAACGTTTAAGGCGGGGCGGGACCCGATGTCCCGCCCCTGAACAAGAAAGGAGGTCCAGCAATGGACACGGAATAGGGGCAGGATAGGGGACTCAGGCGGGGATGTGGAGTTGAAGCGTTTCCAAAGAAAAAACCCTCTGCCGGGATGGTAGAGGGCTGAAATTGAAGAGTTTTATTGATAGCGCAAAGGCGGGGCTGGTGTCAATGTATCACCCGAACAAATCCCCCTGCCGCGCCAGAAAATCCTCTTCCTTCACCCGCGCCACAATGCTGTAGATCTGCCGCACGGTGAGGCCGTACTCCTTTGCCAGGGCGAAATGATTGCCGCCGAGGAACTTGCGGTAGATCTCCCGGTCGCGCTCGGTGATGATCAGCGCCAGTCCCTTGGGGACGTAGATCTGCTCGCCGCCATAGTGCTGCCGCACCAGGTCGGCGGCCGCCAGGCCGACCTGCCGGGCCTGATCCGGCTCGACCTGGTTCTCGCGCAGGGCCTCGGTGACCAACTCGGCGACACTGTAGAGCATCTGCGTTCCGCGTTTTTCCGGGGTTCCGGTGGTTTCGCTCATTGCAATACCTCCATGATCTTGCGCGCGGCACTCAGGCCGCGCTCGGTTTCTTCGTCGCTGCGGGGCGCCGGTGGCAGCCGGTCGAGGTCGGGCCGGGTCGGCATGTGCGGCGCCAGGGCGGCCGGGTCGGGCCAGTCTTTCAGGGGCTGTTTTATGAGCCCCTTAAATGCCTTGTGAAGCCGGGGTCCGTCGATCTCCTCCAGTTCCATACGGTGGTTGCCGCGGATGGCGACCTCCCAGACGTCGGCGGTGAGGGTGATGGTGTCGGCGGCCGGGGTGCCGGGGCGGGAGAGAGCGACCAGGGCCTGCAGCCCGTGGGCGATCTCGCGGCGCACCCAGCAGTCTCCGGCCCACTGCTGCAGGGCGGCGATCGCCTGGGCGCGTTTGCCGCGGGGCGCAGGCGCCGGGCACTGGGCACTGGGCGCTGGGGCAATGGCGGATGCCTCGATCCCTTCCCACACCCGACGCAGGTAGTTGTGGTTCTTCAGGGGCCGAACGTCGCCTTGCTCGCGCTTGGCTCGCATCGCCTCGACGGTTTCGACCAGGGCGGCGGCCAGGCGGGCGTGGTCGTTGTCGATCGCCAGCACCTCCTGCGCCAGGCGCAGGGCACGGCCGTGCGCCAGATCGCGGCTTGCGCTGCGGAACAGCCCCAGATAGGCCGTCAAAGGCCAGAACAGTTGACTGTCTCGCGCCACCAATGCCATAAGCTCACGGCCGGCGGCGTCGGCGGCATAGGCCTCAAGGCTGTTATTCGCATGGCAGCATGGGCAACGATATTTCACTGACCCCCTCCGAACATAAAATAGAGAGCCTTCCCAATCAGAATCAGGACCGAAACGAACGCTGCCGCAGTCCATGGGTCAGCCCCATCATGGCCAAAGGCGTACCCAAATGCTGCGGCGATGTAGACACCAACAATGGCGAGATATCCCCAGTCAGTATTCATGTCAGTCCACCCCGTCACACGCCTCGCCGGCAAGCTGTCGCTCGACCAGAAAGAGGATCTGCTGGTCGAGACTGCGGCGGGCCTGGTGAGCTTCGCGCAGCAGGCGATCGAGCAGCTGCTGGTCGCGGCGGTCGCGGAAGGCAACGATGACTCCGGCGGGACCATCCAGTTCGACAGCCGCCGGGGTTTGAGTAAGGATTTCGATATCGACCTGGCTCACGGTGGTCGTGGACTCAACCGGGGTATCGGTCGCCGGCTCGGCGGGTGTGTCCGGTATCGCCGGGACAGCTGGCTTGGCCTTTTTTGTCCTTCCCGACCTCTTCACCTTTTCAAACTGGTCGAGCGTGCCGGTTTTGTTGTGCCGGTTCCAGCAGCTGGCGCAAAGGCCGCGACCGACAATCTTCATGCCGGGCCGGTTGCAACTGGCGCAGGGTGGTGTGTCGCGCGGGCCGCGCTTTATGCGCTCGCGGCCGTGGGTGCTTTTTTCTGCCATTTTTTCGACCTCCGGTTGTGGTTGGTTTGCGGGTTTATTCGGTATCCGTTATATTTGATATTTTTTTTAATGAAGAAACACCGAAAAATGAATCGACTAAAATTGTGTTTTTGTGTTTGCCGCGGCTTTTGTTATCGGAAATAAAAAGAAACCGTTTAACCG